GGAGAAGCTAACAAATAAGTCGCCGCACTGGTTTGACGATCAGACGGTGAAGTTAAAAATTTCGCAGCATCATTGCTAATACTGTCTCTCAAATCATCTAAATCCTTCCGACTTTGCTCTAAACTAAGTGCTAACGGCTCAACCCATTGAAAACTGCCATTAGGATCACGAAGGTTAATAAAACTATTCGGTCCAATTTCCAAAGGCTCATCACCCCTCATAGAATCCTTTAAAACTGGCACCGGCTGACAACATAGCGAAACCTTGCGATTGTGATCAGACGTTAGTTGATAAAGAACTCTATTCTTATCAGCTAAACCCCTAAGTGGTGGAACGCTAACGCAATCATCCAAACGAGAACCGCCAAATACAGGAACAATGGGAACATAAGCGTATTCAGAAATAAAATCACCAGAAGAATATAAAACAAACTTGTTATCAGTTTTGTTATCAGTCTTATTTTCAGCTTTATTATCAACCTCTCTATAAATAAAATAAGACCCAGGACGATAAACCCGATATTGATTAATTTTCTGATAACCAAAGTCACCAGCTCTTGTATAAATTTCTTCTTTAATAACTGCCAAAGTGAAAACTAATTTATTATCAATAAATTCACACTCCCAATTAATTAAATTTTGCGGGGAAATCAAAGACCAGTAAGGACGAGGTGATAATTCTGAGTATTCTTGATAATTTTTAGCATTAATAACAGGTAAATCAATAAATATAAAACAATGACCCAAACGCATCGCCATTAAAGCAACTTGTCTAAAAAATACATCTCCATTAACACCATGATTATCCAAATTCTCGTAATGAGAAATAAACTCACTATCAGAAGTAAAATTAACATCATTCTTAAATATCAAACCTACAAATTGTCTAATAGCCTTAGCAAATAAATCATCATAGCAACTTTGATTAATCCTACTCTGCCAATTCTCAAACGATTCCGCAGCATGGCGGGGAAGGTACAAAGCAGTTTTGTCAGTAGGTTTAAACCCTGTTTTTGCTAATTCAAGCCATCTGTCTGATCCATAATATAAATCATCCAAATAATCCCATAAGCTAATACTGTCAATATAATCAGGATGAAGGCTGCTAACAGAATTGTCATGATTGATACTTTCCATAATTGCTAAAAATCAAAAATTTTGTGTGTGTAACTTCGACATAAGAAAAACTATAAATGGGGGTATAGGGGCTTATCAATTGTGTTATAATGTGCGCTTTGTTCTCTTGTATCCTGTATTATTATATTCTGTATTATTTATTTTATTATAATTTACATTATTATTTTGTGTTGCGCGAAATTCTAAAGCGTGAAATTCTAAAGAGCGATCACACAACAAGATAAAGTAATCACATCACAGCTTTTTCTTTTTGCTTGCAGACTTCTTTCCACGCGAGCGTTTATCACCAGGCATATCTTTAGAACTGCCACGATTCTCTGATTGTGGTTTCGGTTTTATTCCCTCCTTAGTATGACTCATATCCATTTTATCACCGTTGCCATACGTACCGTTATCACGATTAATTTTATTTAATTCAGTTCTTTTTTTTACTTGATCAGACTTTTTATTAAACTCCTTGTTGTAAGCATCCTTTTTAGCCTTAGCTTTAGGATTAGAATTATAATACTTAGCAGACTTACGCATAACTACCTCCTAAAATTTAGCGATCGCTCACTAATTAAAATCACATCACTGAATCAAGAACGAACAACACGAGAACCAGTAGAAACAATAGAAACACCCAAAGCTATAGAAAGTTTATTCTTCCAATAATTATACTGATTATTAATCTCAGATATAGATTGACCCTGAAAAAACACCGTACCATCTGGTTTAACTTGAGTGCCAGCATTAGCAGCAATGCTAGAATTTAATTGTGTCTCTAAAGTGTCAAGCTGAGTAATAATCGCACCAACCCTAGTTTCACTATCAGCAGATAAATTAGCGATCGCATCTAACTTGCCGCCAATGTAACCGAAAGACCAAGAATCAACAGTATACCCAAGATGCCCTATAGCTTTAGATTTTTGAGCATTAGTAAACGCCATAATTTTATTAAGTAACTATGACTTTTATTTTAACAGATGAACAAATTACTTTAATTGAAAAAGCCGCAGGACTAGGATTAAACCTTGATGATATTTCCTACTTAATTGGAACATCAGCCAGAACATTAGACCGACGACTAAAAGACAACGAAAAAGCTAAAAAAGCTTATAATTCAGGACGTGCTAAAGCTAAATTAAAAGTGTCAGAAAAATTATTTGATTTAATTGAAAAAGGAGAACCCGCGGCTATATTCTTTTACCTAAAATGTCAAGCAGGATGGAGAGAGAAAGATAAAGCCGAAGAAAACAATAATAAAGCAGAAATTAAAATTTATTTACCAGAAAAAGAATAATTATTTCTTCTTCTTTTTTTTGGACTTAACACACTCACTATTTTTCATGCCGTCTGATATCTTCTTTTTCTGTTCGGCTGTTTTTTTCTTGCCAGTAGCACCTTTAGAAATAGCGGCGCGCTGCTTCTCTGACATTTTACCCTTATCTTGATTCTTCCCACAAGCCATAAATACCTACCAATAAATAATAACCACTAATTAATCATACCAACCAGCAGGAGGGTAACCTTCTTCTATGAATACCACTCAGCAGGAGGATAACCTTCTTCTATAATATAACTAGATGATAAAATAACACCGCCGCCGTGAGTGTCAGAATTAACAAAAGAGTTAGTACAAAAATTATAACCTAAATAATATTGTTGGCCATAAGCACGAGTAACAACTAGGCCAGATGGACTAACAGAAATAGATTGAATTGGAGCATACACATAAGCAGTATTAGTTAAAGTGATAATCAAATCGGTATAACTCTGACGAATAACAGTATTAAAAGAAATTTTTAATCTAGTACAAGGCGGAAAATCTCCATAATTGGGAAGATCACCAACCTCACCGCAAAAAGCCCCCGGCGGACAAACGAAACAATCATCATTTCTATCTTTATTATAATTAGCTAAAGTATTTTCTATAAAATCAACTTTCTCTTTAATTAAAACAGCAATAATATGTTTACAAGGATAAAATAAACCCGCCCTTGAAAATGTCCAATCCCTTCCGTAATCCTCAATAGCAGTAGCATCAGGACAAGTACATTTGATCTCTCGTGGCTGGACTCTATCTTTTCCAGGATAGCAAATCTTGCCAAAATCAGAAGTGTCAGGAGGAAACTTTTTAGCCTCAACAATCCAACCTTGAGATCGACTGCGAGGAGTACGGCTTAAAATAGGCAAAACACGCCATTTTTTATCACCAATACGCACAACAGTATGATCAGAAATTCCCTTCTCAATTCTGCGAGGATAAGAATAATACAAATTTCTGGCGTGTTGACTATATCTAGACATAGTAAACTAAATCAACTCCTCAACATCACTAACTAAAATAGCCCCATACCCTGCTAACTCAGCAGGGCTTACTAATATTTGTGCTTGATAATTAGGGTCTAGTTGAGTCCTTTGAAGTAATACTAAAATTGCATCATAACTTTCTTGACTTAATTTTCCACCACGTTTTAAAGTAGTTAAATTTCCAACAATCCAATCAAGTCTATTCTGATTAATTGCGTCTAGAATTTTATTATAAACTGGACTCTCAGCTATAGCTAAGACTTCCGCATCTGTGACTACTGCTGAAACTTCTTCTAAGGTAGTTGTCACAGATACTTGTCCTATTGGCACTGGATTATCTACTAATACTTTATCGTTGAGGTATGAAGTTAATTCCCTGGGAGATAGTTCAGGGAATTGTGCAATTTGAGAAAGCAGCCATTCTTGTTTTGTCATGGTTATGCAATTGCTGTATTGTAGGTATTAATAAGCGTAGTTATACGAGTATCCAGTAAGGCGAGGTTTAGGGATTCACCAATAGAGTAGAAAGCTAGGCGGGAGTCATCAAAGGCACTTGCTATACCACCGTCGTTGCTCTGATTCCCATCGCTACTAGCAAAGACAAATAAAGTCGGTGTTGAGGGCGCAGTCGATACTTGAGACGCAGTAACAGTTGAATTACTATTTCGTATGCTAATTGTACCCGAGTTAGCTCGGGACGTACCAATTAAACCATCTGCTCTATTTGCTGTATGCGCTACAGGTGCATTTGTCGATTGGCAGCGAACAGTTAGCAACCCTGAGTTAATAGACGTAGATGCAAACAATGCTTTTTGGTTGAAGCCGTTTATTTGCCTGCCTAGCGATACTTTTAGCGCTGCCGTAGTTGCACCAAAAGCTGTGCCATAGACACTTATGTGACAACTGTCCTGTGGGTCAGCATTGTTGTTCCGGTTGCTGTCCAGATATTTAGTAGTTCCGTCCCCAACCAACCCTGTCTTACGGTTGTAATCCCCGCTAACAAAATTAAAATTAGTTGGTGCAGTACCAGCAAGCGGAACTAAAGCACCAGCCAGCGTTCTAGCCCCTGCCAATATACATGATGCTTTAATTGCACTCCAGATGCCATCAGCTTTACAACCCACTACAAAGTTATTGATAGCTATTTTGACACCTTCTTCAAGTGGCGCACCATCAGTAGCTTCTACCGCAGTTATGTAGGTTTGTGCATCAGTGTCAAATCTCTTGCTCAATACCACCATTCTAGTAGAAGTCCTCATGGTGCAAAACTCCTAACTCTAATTGTAAAACTTTCACTATTTGCAGCCGGAGTAAATGCACCACTTGTCACCACATATCCAAACAAAGAAGTGCCAGTTAGTTTATAAAGTTGGTTTAGGTTTCTCACCTCAGCAACTACACTACCACCACCACCTTGAGCTAATGATGCAGATAAAGCTATACCTCTGGGATTGAGAATACTTGCTCTATCTCCAGAAGATATAGAAAATGGTAGATTATCAGCTATAGCTGATGGTGGGGTAACACCGTATAAATACAAGGTAAAGGTACTCATACCTGCTGGTACTGCTGTGATATTGAAAATAATATCTAAGCTTTCAATAAATATAAACCCACCACTAGCACCAATATTCTGAAGTTCAAATACACCACCATACACATCGTTAGCTGTATAGGCTGTAGTGTTAGCAAGTCTTGTTACAGCGGAAGAACTAACATAAGCTAGTCCTGCTAATACTGCAATAGAACCATCAGAATTAACTAAAATTCTTTTTTCAACACCATCTGAAGTAACGCCAGAAATAACATCATAATTAAAAACTTGCTGCATATTAATTAATAAGTAAAATTACTAACTCCAGTTTTAAACCCCGTCAAACAATTATAAGCCCCAGTGACAGCATCAACAATATCATCGTGATCACCGTCAGGAAAATTAACTAACTCATTAATAAATACTTGATTCCACTCACCATAACAAAGCTGAATAGTTCCAGACTCAAAACCAGCACTTAACGGCATAGCGCGGCTAACTTTATCCCTTAACTCAGTAACTCCCCTTGAATCAAACCCAGCTAACAAAGATTGTAAATTTGCAGAGTCACGAACACCCGACGCGCCGGGTTCAGTTTGCCATCTAACTTGACATCTGTTACCGTCAGCCGTAGCAGTATTCACAACTAACTGATTGGCTTGAACTGGTGGAAGTCTCAAACGAACCATATCAAGAACAAAATAGCGATCGCTCCTTTTGAGAAGTAATACCCCTACCGTAAAATCAGAGCGCCTAGCAGTTGACAGAGAAGCAGCAAAATCCCAGAATCTAACTAACTTGTCGCCATGCTGATAACTAACTAACTGCGCTCTCTGAAACCATTGCTCCTGAAAAACCTTACCCGCCTCAGCCTTGCTATTCCAATTACCCCCACGGCCACGAATGCCCAAATATCGCTCACGATCTACAAGACTTTGAGTCATTAAACTGCTAAGGTATGCAGGGTCAGCCTTTAACAATGCAGGATTATCCCAAATATCAGCAGAAATATAAACAACAGATACCGGAGGCTGGCCGTTAGCATCCCTCCAATCAGCATCTACCCAAGTAATCTGACTATTCTCAACAGTAAAGTAAAATGTCTTCCCATTCAAATCCAAATCTACATAACCATCTTTAGCAATCCAGGGGCTAACAAACTCCCTTAACCAACTATTAGCATCAGGATTCATTGTGGCCATAAGTTGAGTCGGACACCCCGAAGTCGTTCTCATACACCCCAATATTTTTAAAAAATGCTCCTGGGTAAATTCTTCTAACTGGTCAAAACCAAAAAAAGCAGACTCTGTACCCTGCCAATCCTGCCAACTTGTAGGATTCTGTAAATGCCCAAATTGTACCGATGCCCCAGAAGGAAATATCCACTTTAATTCTGAAACTCTAGGATATCCCCCCATTGCAGAATAAAGCTGATAACTTTTATCCCACATTCCCCCCGGCTTTTTGACTTGCGGTAGCGATCGCCTAAAAATTACAGCATGATAATCTGGATTGTCCAGATAGTAACAAGGTGCAACTCTCAAAGCAAAAGATTTACCGCCACCCTTAGCACCGCCAAGAAGCACTACTTTGGCTGTAGATTGCAAAGCCTTTACTTGTGGACCAGGATTAGGTTTTATTTCTATCACTATCATCTACTAATACCAGCAAAATTAATTATCATTGGTTTACACGAAAAACAACAACAATTCAAGCGGTAACAATGTTTAAAAATTTGTCATAAGAAAACCGAGCGGCTAGACTCGGTTAAGGGAGATGGGTTTATTGTTATAAAAGTTCTGTATATTATCTTTATATATAATATACCATTTTAATAATTTTGTCAAATTTTACCATAAAGAAAGCAGGGATTTAACCCCTGCTTGTGGTGTTGTGTAGTTTATCTTGCAATACTTCTTTATATATAATATACCATTTTAATAATTTTGTCAAATTTTACCATAAAGAAAGCAGGGATTTAACCCCTGCTTGTGGTGTTGTGTAGTTTATCTTGCAATACTATATTTTATCACATTTTCTTACTTAATGCTCCCCCTAAACTAAGTGAAATATAATTGGCAAACAAGAAACAAAAATTACCAGATAGAGATATAGCTAGAGCTAATGGCCAATTCTTGGTTTTGTGGTAATTGCTAATTATGTCAATCCATAAAGATGATGTAATTCCTACAACCAAAAACACAATTAATAAAGAAATCCCGAAAAAACAAATAATTCTTTCTAAATCATCTGTTATCGATCCTATTTTGCGTCCTCCAGTTAACACAAAGTGCCATGAGCTAGGATTAGTCAGAACTGCACCAGTGGCACTGACCACGGAAGTGTTTACCAAGGCTAGAATGAATGGTAAAGATGGCGTAACTGATGCGGCGTTAGTCATTTTCGCAATCCATTCGGTAGACATAACAGCATCAATTATCGTCATTAATGCACCACCGCCAATTAGTGCAAACCAAATAATTCTTAGTGTTAAATTATTGAACCCCATTTATTTCTCTACTGTTAAATAACTGCTGGTAACACCGATTAAAAAACTAAGACAGAACGCGGGGCGTGTAATTTCTGGTTTGAATATTAGCAATATCAAAGACGCGATCGCTCCAAACAAAATTCCCCTAATTATCCCAGTAATAGTTTTACTGATCATATCCTCAATTGAATCATTTTTCTTGATGCCATTTATCATCATTGCTAAATCATCTAAATCATTTATGATATCGGTAATAGTCTTTTTAGACTGTATTTCTAAGCGAGCGATCGCTGTATTATCCGCCTTGACCAAACTAGTTGTTAGAGCCAATAAATTGCACTTTAAATGATAAATCGACTCTAGGCATTCAGTATTAGTAATGTCAGAATTGTTATTCATCTTACTTACCTACCTCGATAATGGTTTTTGTCAGTTGTCAGTTGTCAGTTGTCAGTTGTCAGGTATATCCCGCAAGGGTTCGACACAATGAATTTTAAACTGGAAACTAGACTGTAGAGTTCTACAATCTCCGTATCCTTTAAACTTTAGTATTAAAAACAATTCCCTGACTTTCTGAGAATTATAATTTTTTAATGTACTAAAATCTTTTCTTAAAACTTCTCTAATTGATATCCAATTCTGTTTCTCAATGGCGAATTTCAGAATTGATTTCAGACCATCAGGTAAAATTTCTGAAATTAATAATTCATTGTTATCGCCTTGGGGAATTTCTTTAATTGGTGTACCAAAATTAATAATTTTATTATCCTGTTTCGGTAAATCAACTAACAGCCATTCGCTTGAAGAATCTAATTTAACTCTAGCTTTCCCGGTAGAGATAGGCTTAAATGATGATTTATTAATCTCAGCCAAACATTCAATCTGTAGCATCTTAGAAACTAAATTATGAAGTCCAGAAATACCAAACAAACACGATTGTGTATTATTATGAGCAACAATTAAAACTGGCATTTCTTGTTTTCTAGATTTAGTCAAAGCATACTTACCAAAATTGCTAAGAAATTCATGGTCTTTGATAAATGATGAGTAAGTAGTGGCCTCCTCTATCACTAAAGTAATTGCTTTACCTTGACTCCATAATTTTTCTCTCCATTGATTTTCTAGGATATTAGACTGAGAAAATTCTTTATATCTGGCGATTAATTCGCCATAATACCACCTCATCATCTTCTCAATTGATTCGTGATCATGGTAGGATTCCACACCCTGCCATTCACTACGATTAGAATCAGGGTCTAGTACAATAATTCTGTAACCTGTTGATGATTTTAGTTTTTGCTGGATTATGAACCTAGCAAGCCACGATTTACCACCTCCCTGATTGCCCCAAATTAATGCGGTTTGGTGAATCATGACCTGCCACCAGGAATCATTTAAAACATGATTTCCAGGAACGACTTTTTTTTAGTCTCAGGTTCTGCGGGTATTTCCACAATTTTTTCGTAATCATTTCTGATTTCTGATAATTCTACTAATTCAGGATGATTAGATAAATTATTCAGCGTGGCTAATCTACCTTTTTCACAAGACTTTAGAAAACCATAGATTAATAATCCCGATGGTGATAAAAGTATTATGCTTCCTAGAGCGATCGCTAAAAATAATTCCATGATTCAATCCTCCAGCGAAAGCGAATTTATTTCTTCATTAAATGCCTCAGTGTAGGCATAAATCGCTTTTTGAGCAGCGACTATTCCCATCATCCTAAATCTCTCCTTTGTTGCCTCTTCCAGTGCTTTTAATTTAATATTGTTGTTTGTTCTTAGATTTCCCACATTTATTAAATTGGCTTGTGTAAATTTGGATAAATCATATTTTTTGATTTCTGCTGAATCAATTACCTCCACTTCTACTATTTCTACAACGTCATCAGGAATAGCCAAGCTAACAATCTCACCCCCAGACTCAGATAAATTACTATCACTATCATTCTTGTGGCTTG